GAATTAGTTAAATCATTTATATTTTTTTCTAGATCTTGTGTAGTGTTGGGGTGTATATGTATATTAGAATTATCTATAATAATTTCATCGGACATTTGCATTGTATCTGGATTATTATTTGAATGTGATTGTTGATTATGTATATCATTTAATATTTCATCATCGGTTTTTTTATTTTTTGTTTCTAAATTAAGTTTTTTTGTAGGTTTAATAAGACATCCTTTATTAAATAATTCTTCATCATTATTAAAAGCCATAATTTGTATTATTTGTAAATCCAATGTAAAATGTCGGGTTGAAAATTTTAAACCATTAACATGTATAAGAGGAATAATATATTGAAGTTTATGAAATTTTTCAAAACTGATAGCATATTCATTATCATCAAATATTTTTAATTTATTAGAATCAAAATTAAATTTAATTATAAATTCTTTTCCACCTCCAAATGTTTTTAAAATAGGATTCATTAAATCTTGTATATCATTTTTACTAATATCATTATGATTATAGAACCATAATTCTTTTTGACTAAAAATATGATCAATTATAAAATTTTCTAAATTCTCAAAAAAAGCTAAAGTATTTTTTTCGTTATTAATAGAAAATAATAATTCAGAAGAATATTTATTTTTAGTTAAAGTGTTTTTACTTGTATTTTTAATGTAACATTTATTTAATTTAATGTATAAATTTTTATCATTATCACCATGAGTAATTTTACTAAAATATGTATTATTATTTATTAGTACGGGTTTAGTTAAATTAATTTTTAAATTAGAAATGTTATCGTCAATGTCAAAAATTAAATTATTCATTAATAGTGTGTTAGAAAAACTAAATAAAAATATAACTAATTATTAGTTATGTCAGATGAATTAAAAGAGACAGCTCTATATTTTATAAATAATGAGCTAAAAAAAAGTGAAATTAAAAAAGAAATAAAAACTATATTATTTACAATATTTGAGGATATATTTATAATTTTTTTTATATTGATTTTTTTACAAATCCTAAATTTAATTATAAATTTAGGAAATTCATATTTAATTTATAAAAATAAATAATATAACAGTATAATATAAAGAATGGAAAATACTTTTAATGAAGCACTTAAAGGCGGCGAACCAAGTGACGTACTATCTAAATTATTACCTGCCACAACTGGTGGTGCAAAAAAACGCCCTCGTAGACAAACACGTAAACCAAGAAGGGTTAGAGTACCAAGAAGAAGACCTGCTGCTACAAGAAGAAAACCAAGAAGAGCAAAATCTTCAAGAAGAAGAAGCCGTCGTGGAGGCATTTGGAGCACTTTACCTGCGGTTGCACTTTTAGCGGCGAATGAAGGTATGAAACGTAAATCAGGTTCAAATCTGTATGCTTCAACAAGAAGATGGGGAAAATAAATATATAAAAAAATAATTTAATTATATAAGTGTATATTTTATTATATAATTAAATGAGTTTAGAAAATAGTATTAAAGAATGGGTACGTTTAGATAATAAACATAGTGAATTAAATAATGAATTAAAACAATTAAGAGATAAAAAGAATGAATGTAGTAATGATATTATAAATTTTTTTGAATTAAAAGATATAGAAAATCCAACAATAAATATAACGGGGGGTAAAATAAATTTAGTAGATCAAAAGATATCCAATCCATTAAGTTATAAATTTTTAGAGGATTGTTTTAAAGAATATTTTGAAAACAATGATGAAAAATGTGAAGAGTTGCTAAATTTTATTAAATCAAAACGTACATATTCAAATAATAAAAACCTAAAACGTATAGTTTTTTAGTTTTTTTAGTATTATAATATGTCTGTGTATATATAAATAAATTTATGTATAATTATATAGGTGGAAATTTAAAAGAATTTAAAAATTTAGGAATGATTCATGGATTTAATATAGAATATCCAAAAAATAATAAAAGTGATATAATAAAAATAAATGAAATAACGTTTAAGGGAAGCGATGTGCTAGAAGATATAATTTATATTAAATTTTATGATTTTTTAGCATTAAAAAATAAGAAATCTACAAGAAAAAATGATGTAAAAAGTTTAAATAAAAAATCTAGAAAAAGATAATTTATATATAGTAAAATAAGAATCTATAATTAAAGCAGAAAATGAAAATAATAATAATATTTTTTCAATAAAAGTTTTATTATATTTAAAATAAAAATAATAACATGAAAGAATAAAAAAAGGTATTGCTAAAAAATCACCAATAGTTATAAAATAATTTATATTATTCATCATATATATATTATTAAATAAATTTAAAAATAATAAAAGTATTAGTATTATTATTATTATGTTTAAAATAATATTGCTATTTTTACAATTAAATTTTAGTGTTGGTTTTATGTTTAATCCTGCAAATAGAAATATAATTCATATTCAAGAAAAAAAAAATCATATATTAAATAGTATTGATTATGATCCGTCACAAATAATAAATAAATTAGCTAGATCGGCAGAAGACTTGGATAAATATAACTTAAATCAATTTTTAAATGAAGTAAATAATAATCACATTGAAACAGTAAGTATTATAAAAAATGTAGCAAATAATAATATTAATGGTATTGTAGCAATTGATAATAATTATCAAGATAACTTGCCATCGATAGATAATTTACATTTTTTAGAAACAGGTTTATCTAAAGTAAATGATTTAGTTATAGATTCATTAATAAATAATGATATTTATTATAAGGTTGTTCAAATTGGTGCTCAAAATTCTATTCAAACTTTTGGCGGAATTGGTAGTTTATTTAATTTCATAATTTTATTTTACATAATAAGTAGTATTATTTCATTTATTAGAGGAGGAAATGTGCCAAGTGGGGGGATAAATCCAATGAATGCGGGAAAGTTAGAATCTCGTGGTGTAATTAATAGTGATGATATTGATAGTAGTTTTAGTGATGTGGCGGGTTGTGATGAAGCAAAATATGAATTGCAGGAAGTTGTAGAGTTTTTAAAATCTCCTGAAAAATTTGCAGAGGCGGGTGCGAAAGTTCCAAAAGGAGTACTATTGGAGGGTCCACCGGGAACAGGTAAAACATTATTAGCAAGGGCTGTTGCGGGTGAAGCAGGTGTATCTTTTATACAAATTTCTGCGTCGGAATTTATTCAAATGTTTGTTGGTGTAGGTGCTTCGCGTGTAAGAGATTTATTTAAAAAGGCAAAAGAAAATTCACCATGTGTTGTATTTATAGATGAAATAGATGCAGTGGGTAGAAAAAGAGGTGAACAATTTGGCGGAGGAGGAAATGAAGAACGCGAGCAAACATTAAATCAGATATTAACAAATATGGATGGTTTTGAGAAATCTGATTCGATTATTGTATTGGCAGCTACTAATAGAGCTGATATTTTAGATTCTGCATTAACTCGTTCTGGTCGTTTTGATAGAAAAGTAGTAGTAGGATTGCCTGATGTTTCTGGTCGACGTAAAATAATAGATGTACATTTACGTAATAAAATAGTAGAAGAAAATACTGATTTAGATGAAATTGCGATTTTAACTAGTGGTTTTTCAGGTGCAGATATTGAAAATATGGCAAATGAAGCGGCTATTTTAGCTATACGACAAAATAAAACAACAATAAATTCTACAAATTTAATTGATGCATTTGAAAAAATAGTGATTGGATTACCAAAATTAAATAATAATGTTAATGAGGATGAAGATAATTTAGTAGCATATCATGAGGCAGGGCATTCATTAATGGCGCTATTATTTAGGGAATTTTTTGATGTGCGAAAAGTTACAATAAATGCAAATACAAATGGTGCTGGTGGTTATACATTATTTACTCCGAAAGAGAAATATAATAGCTATCCAACTAAAAAATATTTACTTGCGAATCTAATTGTAACAATGGGTGGACGGGCAGCTGAAATTATTTTATATGATAAAATAATTAATAAAAATGATGATATAAGTTATGATAATCATAAATTATTTAACTCGGTTAAGAATTTAGATATTACAACAGGTGCTAGTCAGGATTTAAAACAAGCGGATAAATTATGTAGACAATATATTGAACTTTTTGGAATTACAAGTAATATTGAAGAATTACCAAAAACTATTCAAAATCCAAATTCTCCCTATTTAACATTAAGCGAATCTACAAAAACAGATATTGATAATTATGTTTCATATTTAATTAATTATGCATTAAATTCTGCTATAAATATTATTGATTATAATATTGATGAATTTAATAAATTAGCAAGTGATTTATTAATAAAAAAATCAGTGGATTTAAAATATTTAACATCATTGAACGTAACATATTATTAAAAAACTATAATATTATATTTTTATTTATAATATAATATTATTTATTTATTTATTTTCTATTAGAATTTTTTCATCATTATTATCATTAATATCTATTGAAACATTACTAATATCTGCAAATTCTTTACGATTTGCTACCATATACCAATTTTTATTATTAAATGGATAAACAAGAACATTCCCTAATCTATTTTTCCAATAATTTACTCTTTCATTAAATAATTTTTCTTTTTCTGATTTTGGTATATTATAATCGTCACTTAATATATCACTTTCTAATTTACTTTTATATGGTTTAACACCATAACAATTAGCACCTAATTTAACATATGGATTATCTAAATAGCTACCATTAATTCCTGGTAACCCACAACTATATTTTTTATCTGATGTTTCCTGTAATTTTTTCCAATCATATTCGCTTGTTGGATATAAAGCTAATTTATCATTTGTCCAACCGTAACTACACCAACTAGCACCTTTTTTTTGGGCATTTCTTAATTGATTAAATGTGGCAAGATCACCATCAAATGCTTTACATATTGCTTTAGCATCATTATATGTGAAATTATTACCTGGAATATGATATGCTTCTTTTTCTGTTATTGGTTGTGGTTGTGGTTGTGGTTGTGTATTTAATGAAACATCGCATGTTGGTTGGGTAACTTTTTCTTTATTAATTATTAATTCTGGCTCTGTTGAAAATAGATTTTTTACTTCTGTACCAATATTTATATTAAAAAAATATGTTATACCATTTATAAAAATAAGAATAATTATAATTCCAAATAATAATGTTTCAAAAATGGATTGACCGAAAGATTTTGTATCAGTATTTGAAGTTCCTAAAAATGAAAAAATTAAATAATAAACTATTAAAACAATAATAAGTCCAAATAACACAAGAGGATTAGTTCCAAATTTATTTAATGATTCATAGAAATCATTCACCATATTATCAAAATATGCCATAAGTTTATTAATATATATAAATAATATAATTAATAAATTTTTTATTAAATTTCTATCTTTTTGAAGAAAAAACAATATGCTTTATTTGTTATTAATTTGTCTATTTTAATTTCTGTGATCCTAGTATCATTAAATTCATACCATTTATCATTATTTTTTACATATGAATAATAATGACCACCATAACAATTACCAATATGATTACATATACCAAATAATTCATAACTATAACTGCTTTTATTATAACCTAAAACATATTTAGATAAATTAATATTAGTATCATCAAGAGTTACTAATGTATTTATTTTCTTATTAGAATTATCAAATCTATTTATATTAATAATTAATATATCTGGAAAATCCCAAAATTTTATGCTTTTTTTAACAACTTGTTTTAATCCGGTTTTTTCATTAAACCATTTATTGTCTCCATCTAAAATTTCATAATTTGTAAAAAAATCAAAACATTCATATAATGTACATGTAGTTTTTTTACTTGGAATTGATAAATTAATTGTAGAATATGGTTCTGATTTACATGATAAAATATTATCATCCATATCTGTAATTAATGAGACATTAATTGCATAAAATAATTCAAATATTTCAGAATAATTGTTTGAATATAATTCTTTAATCATTTTAAAACATGATTTGGCTAAAATATCTAATTCATTTTTGGTCTCTCCAAAAATATTTATTTTTACTTCTCGTTTTAATGCATCATGAAATGAATCTATTATAAACAATAAAAATTCTGGTAAATCATTTTGAGCATATCCAGTGAATAAATCTATATTTTTTTTTAGCGAAACTTTTTGAATTATTGATATAAATCTTTTGGGGGCAATTGTGCAATTTTTTGACCACATCATATCATTTAATTCCTTCCATTCTAAAAATAATGTACCATTTTCATCATTATTATATATATTTTCTTTATTAAATTTGCTTAATATATTATTTAATTTATTACAATGTGATAAAATTTGCATAGATGAATTAATATAACAGGTATTGCCCAGATTAGCTAATCCTGTTAAACCATTATTATTATTTATAGACATATAATAATATTTATGTTATCTATTTAAACATATTTAAATAATATATTTAATGGTAGAATATGAAGATAATAATTATGTAAATTATATAAATAATCTAGTAAATACATATTCACAAAGTTTATTTACATTAAATAATGCAATAAATACAATATCACAAACCAATATGTATATAAATAATATAAATAATGAATATAATGATCATACTATAAGTAATAGAGTTTTAAGACGTAGACGTAGACTTTATAGTGCAACTCCATATAATTATCCTATTAATAATACTCTTAATGAAAGTAA